ACAGTCGGTCGGACCAGTGAACGCAGCGAGGATGTGGACGCCCTTCATCGTTCCGGTCGGACCAGTAGGACCGGCAAGAACACGAACTTGCTTTTGCGTGTTGATCGTCATCCGACGCCCCCGCTCACGGCGTGGGCACCGCTACCGGGTTGATTACCAGTCAGGTGGGTCTGCGGTCCCATGCTCTGCGAGAGACGACTTGGCTGGTTTCCTTGCGCCTGCGCCGCACGCTCCTGCGTCCCGTCGTTCGGGTGCGGTTGCTGGCCGAGGTCCATCGCCGGGTTGTTCGTCGAACTCGGCGTTCCGATATGCGCTGGCGGTCCTTCGGCCATGCCATCCATCGGCGCGATCTTGCCCGCTGTCATCTCCTTGGCGATGAGTTGAACGCCGGCCGCAACGCCCTTATCGACGGCCTCCTGGATCATCTTCTCGATCGGGCCGTTCTGCTGTTGCTGTTGCTGCGCCTTCTCCATCTGCTCGATCTTGTCTTCGGTCGGCACGATGTCTTCACCAGGCATGCCGATCGTCGTCGAGACAGAACGCAGCACAGTCGCGCGGCCTTTGAGGCCCATGATGTGCTGGTCAGTCGGGTTGTTCGTCGCGGTCAAGAACTCGATCTGGCGCTGACGCAGCGTCTCGCGCTGGATCGCGACATTGACGCCCTGAACAGTCAGGCGCTCTTCACCGGTCAGAAGGCCGCTCTTGTCCGTCAGCAGGAGCAGGTCCTGCAACTGCATCATCGAGCCCTCTATCACATCGCGGTCGATGTTGGCTGACACCGTTTGCAAAATTTTGGAAGCGTTGCCCATTAACATCGCAAGGCCAGATGCTGTCCGTCCCGCGCCGCCGCCTGCCTGTCCACCCACATACTTCGGAATGGCAGATACATCGTCGGCAATACTGACAAACTCCTGGTAGACAGCAATTAGCTGCTGAGAGTTCGACGCCGGCATGAAGAAGCTGATCGGCTGCTTCCCTCCGGACGTCATCGGGTCCGACTTGGTGTGCCAACGTTTCCATGGGTACATATCCTCGCCGTTCTCTTCCGGCGCCAGCATGTCGTCGTTGATGACCACCTGTGGGCCAGAGGAGATAGATATGTTGTTGATGAGGGAGCGCAAAGTGGCGTTAGCGGCCTCCTGCAGGTCGGCCAGGAGATCGGACAGGCCGTTGCCTACCGGGGTCCCGGGCACCTTCTCGAAAGAGGTAATGAAGTAGGGGTGGCGCTGGCGCGGGCTCGGGCTCAGATGGCACTTGATAACGTGCGATCCGATCACCCAAATCTGGACGTGGTAGTCCCGAAGCTCGTCGGAGACCGCCATGCCGTAGTCCTGCAGGATACGGCCCTGGACGTTGCCGTTGAACTCCATCATCGAGATCAGCCCGGACCTATTCCAGGCCGGGTTCTCCCGCTGCTCAAGCACGCTGCGTTCGGCGTCGGTTGTATCCCAGTTGTCGTACAGCCCGCCGCGGCCGTACTCATCGAGCACGGCCCTGATCTCGTCCTGGTTGTAGCCCGGGAGATCGAGCAGGTCGTTCAGTTCGGCGCGCGTGACGCGCAGCTTCTCGATTGTGTTCGCATTCTCGATGTCAGCTACACCTGGCGTAAACCATAGATCAAATGGCGATACCCTGTTCCAGGTTAGCTTGGGCGTCTGCTTGATGACCGGCTGGCCGCCACCCGGGGGCCACACCACGGTCGGGATCACCTTGACCACCGGACCCTTGATGCAGGCGAACGGGAAGATCGGAAGGTCGACAAGAAACTCCGCGAGCGCGTGATAGTAGCCGCCCTCGTTGAGGATGTCCTGAATTTTGTCGCTGCTGTCCCGCGCCTGCTCGGTGGCCTTACGCTTCGCTGCATCCTCGGCCTGCTCAATCAGGTTGCGCTTGCGCTCGGCCAGATCAGACGGGCTCGGCGGCTGGCCAAGCTGCTGGGCGACCTGTTGCGCTTCCTGCTGGATCAACTGGTCGATCTTCTGCAGGACGTCGGGAGGAACGTCCGGGTTCTTCGGCGGTTGGAGAGCCCACGGGATGTCTTGGCCTAGGTAGATGTCCCGTAGGAGGGAGGAGGCGGCTCGGCACTTCTGCGCGATCAAACGCGCATAGACAGTCGAGCCGCCCCACTTCGAGATTTCCACGAGCTTGGTCGGATCGTACTGGCCGTTGAAAGAACGGAGCGCGGCGAGCATGCGGTTGCTCCAGCCGGCATTGGTGTTGCGGTGATTTCGGAAAATCTCGAACTGGGATTTAACGTAGCCGGCAAGCTCCGGAAACTGGGGCTCGCTCTGCACCTGCGATTGCTGCGCCGACTGCGCCTTGGCCGCTGCAGCAGCCTGTAATTGCTGTTCCAGTTGGGCGGGCGGGGTGAATTGGATGACGCCGTTCTGACCGAGGTCTGCCATGGTTATACTGCATCTCGCGAATTGAGTATAACCCCCTCGCATGGGAGCCCCTAAAAACTCCTTAACGACTGCACACAACGCCTAGTAAACTGTTAACCGGGGGATGCGATGTCTAGGGCCTCAACGCGCGGCGGAGTGCAGGCCATGAACCACGAGAGCAACATCAACCTGTGGCTAGGAAACATCGTATCGGCCGGAGCCGTTGTGTCGACTGTGCTTGGGTGGGCGCCCGCGATCGCCGCTATAGTGGCGTTGATTTGGTATCTGATCCAGATTTACGAGAGCGAAACGGCACGACGTTGGATGGACGGCCGGCGACACCGAAAGATCGCCCGACTGAAAGCCCGCGTGTTGATGATGGAAGCCCGGGCGAAAACAGCACTTCCGCCTCCTCATGAAGTGGGCGGTTAAGTCCACCCGAGAGCAGATACGGGTGCACGTTTCTTTCGACGGGGCGCGAGGCGGCGAGTGATTTCCGGAACAACGCCACCGTGCACAACAAGAGCAAGATATTGAAGATCGTCAGCCACATGGGAGAACCCTTCCTTGTCGGTCTTGTCAGGTACCGTGCGCAGTGCGCCGGTCTTTAGTTTCGTAAAGCGATAGCCGCCGCTCATTGCGCGGCACAGATGCGGACAGCCCGTGCGCGAGATCATCAGCGCCGGCCCGCCATTCACCTGTCGTCCGAGGAGCGCTTCAACGGCACGAAGCCGCGGCTCGATGTCGTTAGTCGGCGCCGGGAAGCCGGGAAGCCCAAGGCGAGACAGCGCATCGAAACAACTCTCTTCCGAGACGTTGCCCTTGGCGATGCCGCTGGGGTCACCGACGCAACACACGCGGAAGCCCATATACTTGTTCGTGTAGAGCAACGGCCGAAGGTGCTCGTTGATGTGCTTCTCCAGACCGATGTTCGTCGCCGGCACTTCCTGATGTACGACGAGCCGGCCCAGATGATCCATCTGCGCGATGAGGCTCCACGGGTTGCGCCCGAAGTCCTGGCCAATCAGGATCGGGTATCCCGGGATCAGCAGCGTGTCGTTGACAATGTGGAAGTCAGGCTTGAATGAATTTTTGAACACGGCGGCGCCGCTAGGGTCGTCGCCGTACTCCGCCTTGACGTAGCGCTTCACCCAGTCGCTGTCTTCACCGTACATGGTGACGAAGCGCTCGTAGTAACTGCGCCCCTGCGCCAGCCGCATCGGATGGTCGAGCGGCAGCTTGATGGTCTTTTCGTTCTGCACGAGCCAGTTCAGGTTCTCCGCCAACGGCGAGAGGCCCGACGGCTGCTTGAAAATCTGGATGCCCTTCGACTGGTCGTACACGCACTCCTCGACGAATGTGTGCCACGGCGTCATTTCGGTGGGGAAGTTGGTGTCAGCTATGAAGCCGTGCCAGGTTGGTGTGCCTTGAGCACCAGAAGGGTAACGGCCAAGACGGCCAGAGATAGGCCCCACAACGTCAAGGTCCATCTCGATGCACTCAGAGAGCCAGGCACCCGTAAGCTGCATCGACAGAAGCCTAGCTTGATCCTCAGCGTCTTCGAGAGGGATGAACACCCATTCTGATCGGACATCGTTGAACTCCAGGTGGAACGTATTCTCAGACACCTTCCAGCGCCCCAGCGAGCCCAGCCAGTTTTGGCAGTCCTTGAGAACGGTGTCCTTCAACTGCTTCAACGTCTGCCGCACGATCGCAAAGCGCGTGTAGCGGTAGCCGTCTGGCGCCTTGCTCTGCTCGGTGGCGCGACGCAGTAGCTCGATCACGGCAGCGGTCGTCTTACCGGAGCCGACCGGACCCAGGATGATGCGACCGAACGCAGCGCTACGCATGAACTGCGCGCAGGTCGGAGGGGCTTTGTAGTTCAAGTCCATCAGGCAGCTACCCGCGTGTCAGCGAAGTCCTGCCAGGATACCCAGGGCTTCTCTTCGGTCAGCGGCGTCAGTTGCTTTTCGAGATAGACTTGCCAATGAGCAGTAATGCCGTGCTCGGGGTGCGTGAACCACAGCGCTTGGGACGGACGTGAGTACGGGGCACGGAGGGTGAGATGGGCGTACTCGTCGTAGCCTTTGAGGCTGTTGTTAACAATAAGTCCGGGTAGAGTAATGTACTGATGCCAGTGTCCAATGAGGAGAGTGTCGAAGTCTCGTCCGATTTGGGCTTCGCTTCGATGGGTCTTGAGGGTGCCTCGCATAATG